CCAGAACTACATTGGCTCGGTTCAGGTCGGCTCAATTACCGACAATGGCAATGGCACGTCGACCATCGGCATCATAGATTTGTGGGACAACTTCTGCTCCAAAAATGGCGCAGGCGGCAATTTCTGGGTCGGCCTGAAGGTCTCCTTCTCTCCTTATGTACTCTACAGGAATGTAGTAGATGCATCTACGATCTCGGTGCTCGACCCCGCCCGTGCTGGTTATGTCGGGATGCTCCTCCTAGGAGATAACATCAAGATCCAGAACGTCTCTATCTTCGGCTTCCATAATGGTATTGCCTGCTCGCCGTTCTGCCAAGCCGCGCAAGTCGCCTTTCACTGGTCCGAGTCGCACGCCTTTTCCGCCTTCAGCAATCCGCCCGGCTATGGCGCGGATCATTCTCTGATAGAGTTCTTCACGCAGGGCTTCTATCACAAGGACTGGGCGAACCCAAATGTCGGCAGCAATACATACTTCGATACTTCTTGTAGGTACCAACTGTTCGGCATTTTCGCGCCGCCCGCGAATGTTCAGGGCACGAACATCACTATCTCCGCCGTGGTAGTGGGCATCTGGCAGCAGGCCGCGTCGAACTGGAGCTTCGGCAATCTCACTATCGACTCACCCGCGCGCTGGGCTATTTACTCGGTCTCGGGCCGCTCGACTTCGAGCATGGTCAATATTGACTACCTGTTGATTAACGCTCCGGGCACGTTCTACTCCGACCGGGGCGACACGCTGCCGTTCAATCGCGGCACCCCGAGCGCAATCTTTCTCGCGAACACTCCGGGCGCGCTGTTCAAGATCGGGACACTAAACATTAGCTACTACAACGTCCTAGGCGCGACCGCTTTCCAGAGCTGCTTTGACATCACAAACAATACTGTTATCTCGTATGTGGACCTAGCTTATGGCCCCGGAGTTACCGGTGGCACATTGAGCACCGGAGCTGGCGCGGCAATCAAACAAGGTCAATACGCTTAAGGAACTAACAACATGGCCAACAAACAATATTTCTCTGAGCCGCTGAGTTTCACCGGCATAGTCGCAGGCGGCTCTTGCATCGGCGCGGCCGATCTTGACTCTGCATTCACGCTGATTCAGCCTCTCGCGGGCATAGGGTTGGTTATCTTCTCGGACACTGCGCCCGACGTGGTGACCTATCCGGCGCTCAAATACTTTACGTGGCGCAAAACCTTCAGCGGAGCGACTACTAAAGATAGTTTTGATTCTTACTTCGACGCCGCGACTGGCTTCTGGGAGGCTCTCTCGACGACCGATGGCGCGCGAATTCAAGCTAAGTCCATCCCGATTACTGCGCTCAACCCCGGCGTAGGCAACGCCCTTAAAATCTACCAAGTCTCAGCCGACGGTTCGAGCGTGCAGTTCGCGTCGGTCGGCAGCTTGTTCTCGGCCGGATCTATCCCGACTAATGCGCTGGTGCCTCCCGCCGCCGGATATTACTTCCTCGCCTCGACCGCCTCGGCGGCGACGTGGGTTTCCGGTCCGACCGCAGGCGGCATGATTTCAAACATCCCGGTTACGAACATTCAAGCTTCGGGCGTGTTCGGCTCAGTTTCCATCCTGACCACGAATACGTTCGGGGTCAATGCTTGGGCTTCCTCAGTGCCCGGCACGGTGCTGACCTCTGCGTCTGTGCCGCCCGGAGCTATGCAGCCTGGCGCGACGGACGGAATGTTGCTTACGACTTCCGGCGGCAGCGCGACTTGGAAATTGCCGCAGCCCGGCAAGGCCGCCATTTCGATCATTGATATTGTGCCGACTTCGGCCGGTACCCCAACTCTAGTTGCCCACGGCCAGAACGGCACCCCGGCTGTCGCGGTTTCCTGGGTGTGCGTCAATTTGAGCGTCTCTTACGGCACTAATATAGTCGTTGGCAGCGAGCTGCCGCTGGAGACTTTCATGCAGAGTTGGTATTTATCTGCGGGTTTCAAGCTTTACTACAATCCTTTAGCTTCTGTAATTATTAACCCGACTCAGGTAATCGCCTACTTCGGGCCATACTCTGGCGGCTCGCCAACAGCGTATAATGCCTATATGACCACCGACGTAGCCAACGATCCGTTCGGCGATGGCTCTCGTCAATATGATTTGAAGGCTCACCTTACCACCGACTGGAAACTCCGCATTCGTGTGTTCTCTCAATAACTCTTTACTACTATGGCTACCTTCGGCGACATATTAAAGTGGATCTCGACCCACTCGGAGTTCAAGTCGAGCGGCCATGACCGCACCACTTTGGTGCCGATCATCAACGAGGTCTACAAGCAGATCATCGACTCGCTGGACCTGCCGGAGTTCCGGTATGAGGTCAACATAACCGCGAACGTCGATTTTAACACCCGTATAATCACGCTGCCCTACTACGTGCAGGAACTGCGCGCCGCGCGGGCTTCGAGGACCGGCTACAACATCGCCCTGAACGCGCCCGCCCGATATTTCCAGTCGGACCACTGGTTCCAGAATCAATGGGAATGGAAGATCGTGGGCCATCGGCCGCACAAGCGCGTGATTCAGAACGCCACTCCGCTGACCTTCGTGTTGAAGGATGTCACCTCCGAGGATGTCGTCTTGTCGATTAACGGCCAAACTGACCGCGCCAGTAACATCGAAGAGATCCTCACAATTCCGGCCGGTTCCACGAAGGCCACGACGATCAACTCCTTCAAAGACCTCGACGTGGTCAAGAAGGCCAAGCCCTCTTCGGTGGACCTTAAAGGCTTTGACGGCGACGGCTCCGAGGTTATCGAGATCGCCAACAGCTACCTTGAGGCGCGCCACGTCCTCGTGCAGATCAAGGACCCCATCGACCAGTCGTTCTTTACCTGCACCTGCTATCAGATCCTATATAAGGTGCGGCCGCCCTACCTGTGGAATGACTCCGACTTCATCCCGGACGTGGTCTATCAGGCTCTATATCAGAAGACCCTTGAGTCAATCTATGAGACAAAGGTCAACGCCGAGGGCGTTTTGGACCCGCGCGCCGAGATGTACGGCAACAAAGCCAACACCCTACTGACGAACCACATTGAGAACGAAGTGCAAGGCACGAACTATATGATCGCGCTGCCTACGTTTCTGGGCGTAAAGACCTACAGGGGGACCTACTAAGATGGAACCTATCTTCGTACAGGCCGACTTTTCGGGCGGACTTAACCGGCAGCTCGACGCCACTAAGCTCACAAGGAATGCCTACCCGCTGGCGACTAATATCCGCGTCCGGACGAACAACGTCACGCCGGTCAAGACGCATTTGCAGCTCAACGCTCCGCAGGGCAAGGTCCAGGGCCTGAAAGTTGCGGGCTCTAATTTATATACAGTAGTGAGCGGCCAAGCCTATTACTGCGATTTGACCCAGTCGACGTTGCAGTTTAACGCCATCGGCGGCTGGCAGCCCATGTCCGCCAATGCCCCGAAAGTCTACATTGAGCCGGTCCCGACGACGTTCAGCTTCTTCGCGCGGAATGGTGCGCCAGAGTCTACCGTCAAGGTCTTCAGCGGCTCAATCGCGGCCTATCCGGCGTGCCTGATCGTGCAAGACGGCACCAATCAGCCGCAGGCCATCTTCCCGAATAATACCTCTTTGCGACTAGGGGCCTATGTCGACTGGACGCAGGACATCCCGAACTATGTCCCAATCGGCACGGTGATGTGCTTCTCTGGAGCTAAGTTATACATAGCCAATGGCGCGGACATCTACCAGTCCGTTTCGGGCCGCCCGACGGATTTCGTCGTCAACCTTAAGTCCGACGGCACTAAGGGCGGCGATGCCACCACGACGAAGACCGCGGTAAGTTTCAATCCCGTAACCGCGATGGACCCGCTGCCGGGCGGGAATCTGCTCGTCAGGACGCAGTACGCGACGCACGTCCTAACTCTCGACCAGAACAACACGACCTTCGGCGAGCCGAATATCATTCCGGACGTAGCATTTCCAATCGGCGCGCCCAACGACCGCTCGACCGTCGTCGTCACCGGCGACGAAACCTTCATCGCGAGCAATGGCATCCAATCGTTCAACTTCGCGCAGTATATCCACCGCAATACGAACAACGGCCCCTTTGGCGCGCCCATCCGCTCCCTGCTCGTCACGCCGCAGGTTTCGACCGCCGCCACGATGTTCGACGACTATGGCCTGTACTCGATGCAGACCATCTTCGGCAATGGCGTTGTGGTATATGACTCCGCAAGTTTCTCGCAGCAGTTCGTTTCGTTGGACCTTGGCTTCGGGCCAGTGCAGCAGTTCGCGACCGCGTTCGTCGACGGCAAGGAGCGGCTGTTCTTTTACACCTCGGATAATCTGATCTTCGAAGCCTACGCCGGTTCGGGCACGCAGACGTCGTCGATTTACCTTGGCGATTTCGCGCAGGGCGTCAAGACCTACGCGCACGGCTTTATCGCCGGGTTCACGAACATTAAGACTCCGGGCACGGTCAAGGTCTCGATTTTCGCGGACAAAGAGCTGATCTATTCCGGCACTTCTCTCGTCACGTCGGATTACGTGGCGAACAATGGCACTGTTCCCTTGCCGTATGCCATCAATCAGTCCGCACAGAACTTCGCCTTCAACTTCGGCAAGCTGACCAACGCGAGTCAGGTCGGCGCCTATGTCGAGTGGAACTTTGACGGCGCGCTGGAGTTCGTGCACTTCTACGGCGAGGCCGTCAATAGCTGGAACCCCGACCTGACCGCTGGCGCGCCGAGTCCCGAGGCGCAACTTTTGGTATTGGGCAATGCGACCTTCGGCGCGAACGTCATCGTAGCCGACACTTCTGTCGCAGTGACTAAAGGTGCGTGGTACTATTTCGCGCCTTTTGATAGTAATAGCTTCCTGCTCGATGGCAACCTCAGAATAACCTCCGCCGGATTCTACCGCGCCCAAGGCGAGTATGTCTATTGCAACAATGCTTCTTCCTTGAAGGAGTGCTCGACCGTCTATAATATCCTCCGCTCGACTCGGGCGACCAACCCCGAGACTTTCGCGGGTATAGTCCTCCTAGGCGACACAGATTCCAATCTCATTACCTACCTCCGAACTCTCTATGGCGCGTCGAACATCATCGTCACAATGGGCGACCGAGACTACCAGTCCGGCCTTAGTTGGTCCGCCCCAGCAGGAATTGCACGATACCATTTCGAAAGCGCGGCAGGCGTTAATTTCGCATGCCTCAACGGCGGTTACTACCTATCAGGAACAGCGGTTGATCCGGCTAGCGGTACTCCGGCTGGACCAGTTATTGAACCTGATGGAAATACTATACTCGACGAGCAATACCGCTGGTACAAGCAACTTTCTCCAGGAGCCGTCGTCTGCGTCCACGAGCCGCCTTTTAGCGGATGCACAGGAAGCATACCGGGCTTTGTTCCGCTTAGATGGGATTTTGGGAACTCCGGAGCGCAACTGGTTCTTTCGGGCCATGCCGGAGTCTACGAAAGATACAACGCCGGAAGCTTAGTCTACGTGAACATCGGCACTTCGGGCGCAGACCCGCTCGGCGTCCCCTCGCCGAACTCGACGATGGACATTTGCGCGGCAGTTCCGGCCTACGGCATTTTGACCGTCGACAATCTCGACCAGACCTTGAAAGTGTACAACCTGAGCGGCGACCTTCTGGACATAGTATGATTCTTGCTGACCTCGTAAACTGGGTGCTAAACCACCCCTCGCGCGCGAAGTTCGCGGACTGGTCCGCGGACGATTTCGCCAATGTGCTTCTGCAAGCTCATTGCCGAAATCAGCTCTGGTACTGTACTGACACTAACGGCAACAACGGAGCGATCAAAGGCGTCGCCAGCTTCTCCCTCGACGAAACTTCCCATAAGATGTTCGTCGATCTAGTGATGTGCGACCCCGGCTATTTACGAGTTTTCCGGGACGCCGCGCGCAAGCTTTATCCTGACTGGCAAGTCACCGCCTATAGGTACGACAAGGGCGGCAAGTACACCACCTATAACACTCTTAAAACCACGAAGTATGGCAAGTAAAAATCCACAAGGCATAAGTGCCTCGTTCGACAACCTTAACAAGGCGTTCCAGCAAAACCTTGGGCCTGATATCGCTTCGATATTGGGCAACCAAACTGGCGTCGCGCAGGGCCAACTGGCCGCGGACCAAGCTGTGTCGCCTGGCTATGCGGCGCTACAAGACCAGCTATATAAGACTTACGGCACGTCAATGAATAAGACGGGCGCCGACATTGCCAACTCAAATCGGGCGACGAATTACCAAGGCTTGAACCAGCTAGCGGGCCAAGGAGGCGCAGGCAGCAACCTTGTCGGTCTCGCGGACCAGCTCCAGCACCAGCTCGACCCGAACTTCTATAAGGGCGCCAATGCCGTCGGTTCGGGAATACAATCCCTTCTGGGCGGCATGGACCCTAATCAGCTCTCTGGTTCGGAACTAGCCACAGTCCAGCGCGGACTGGCGCAGCAGCCCGGCAGCTTTACGCCGAGCACCTTATCGACAATCCAAAACGCCTCGCAGTTTGGCAATGCCCTCGCGCAGAAACAGGCGCGGTTCGGGCAGGCCATCTCGCAGGCCGCCGGAGCTTTGCCTGCGATTAGGTCGGGCATGTCCGGCATTGGAATCGCGACTGGCGCGCAAACCCCGCAAAATACAGGCGACTCGCGGTTCTTTGGCGCGCAGACCGGCACGGGTGCTAATGCTTGGAATTTCGGTAACAATCTACTCAGCTCTGCGACCGGGACAAATAATGCTATTATTAATAAGAACAACAATCAAACTGGTTTAGGTTCCGCGATAGGCGCGCTTGGCGGCCTTGGTCAGGCGTTAGGCACTTGGGGCGGCGCAGGTTCCGATTCCGGCAAGGGCTTACTTGGTACCGCCGGTTCTTTGTTCTCACTCTAACCTTTATCTGATATGCCAACACGAAGTTTACTTGGGCAAATTCTAAACCGCACTCCTTGGGAAGTGCAGCACGCCGACGAACAAGACGCCGAGAAGCGCAAGTTCGATAAGCAGACGCGGCTAGACGAATTGACTACTGCCTCAAAATTACGCAAGGAAGAAGAAGCGGACCGACTGGCTGCGGCGCGCGACGACATCAAGCAGAAAGAACTGCACATGCGCGAAATGCTCGTGTCGAGCTACGGGCCTGAAAAAGGCGCGGCTATGTTCAATGATATCATAGGGCAGCCCGGCTATTTGGCGCACAAGGAAAATGTAGTTAATCAACTAGCGGCCGCTGGAACCGAGGCGCGAATCCCAGGCGAAGGCGAATTAGCGGTGGTCAATCAGAACGCCGACAAGGAGGCGGCAAAGGCGCGCGGCATTATCGCAAACACTGCCGGACTTACCTCGTTAGCCACTGACCCGAAAAAGGTCGGCCACTCGATAACTAACGCAGCCGAACTGACCTCGGCTAATGCGCTGCTCAATTCCGCAGTGGCTGATAAAACCGATCCTAATGCGCTGGCTGCCGCAGCCAATACAGGCGCACAAGTACAAACTGCGGCCAATAATACTTTGCTCCGGCCGTTCACAGTTAATAATACCGGAGCCGCAGCGGCCGCTAAATTGCCGCCTATTACCGACACTGGCGCGGGCTTGCAGGCTTTAGGCAACTTGCTGCCGAGCGCGCAAAAAGAAGAACAGGCAGCTTATCTTGGCGGCAGGACTTTGACAGAAGAGCAAAAAGCCGCACTTGCTAAGCAGCAGGCCGATATGATGAGTGGCATACTAGGCGGTACTACTGCGACGCCAACTACCATGCTCGGAAATCCTCTGCAATCCTTGACAACCGGAACTAGCGCGACTTCGTCAAATGTGCCGGGACCGGTCATAACTACCGCGCCTAATTCGACTAGCGGATTGGGGACCGGCGAGAAAGCCTTCGACCCGAAACAAGGACCGGCCGGAAAGTTCTTTAAGCCGAAGAAGTAACCCACTACGATTATGGATAAACGCTTTTACAGGTTGGATGACGAGGAGCTGGACAAAGACGCAGTGCTCGCGGAGTTGCGCGCCAAGCACCGCGACGCCAAACCCGACGACTACCTGCTCGACGCCACGACCGGCCAGTTCGTGCCCGCGCCGGGGAGCATCGGCTCCGGGCTGGCTTCTGCCGCCGCGAATGTACTGCCCGGGCTGGGCGCGCTAGTCGGCGGGACGGCAGGTCTAGCGGCTGGTGGACCACTTGGTGCGGCAGGGGGCGGATTAGGTGGCGGCTATCTTGTAGGTAAAGCTCAAGATGCTGTCCTACCTGATGCCGCCAAAGACTACCTTGCGCGCGCAGCGGCAGCCCATCCGGCTTTGACGACCGCGACTGGAATCGGAACCGGGCTGGTCGCCTCTGGCGGCGGCGGACTAGGAAGTAAGATTCCCATGCTGGCGCGGCTAGGTTCGGCCGGACTTAATGCCGGACTTGATGCTGGCGTCCAGATGGCGCAGAATCAATCTATCGACCCTAGGAACATTAACTTGCTCCAGACCGGCCTAGCCGGAGCTGCGGGCGGATTGCTGCCCGGTCGCGCTCCCGGAATGCTCGGGCGGCTACAGGCCAATACCGTCACGCCATTAGAGAATGCAGTGGCGCGACTGCCCGGACTGGCTAACAGTCCGCACGCGCAGGAGATCCTAAAGAGGAATGCCTTGCCACCCGAACACAATCCCTATATTCTTCCTCCGCGCGATCCTAATTTGCCTCCAGACAAGCTGGACCGTCCGCGCAATGCAGCTGCTAATGCTGTGCTGATTCAAAACCAGCACGACATTCCCGGCGCGATTAAGATACTTCAGGAGCAGCAACATCCTATTACCCCTGAGGAATTGGAATATCTCGGGCCGAACGTGCGCGGCTATACCGCGAAGGACCAGATCCCTATTCAAGAACTCTCCACCCGCCCGATGGAGATAGCCTCCGTCATGAAGGGCGTCGGCCACCCCGAGGGCGCGAAGGCCATCCTTGAGGCGCGCAAGGCTATGGGCGGCGCAGAGCTGCCAATCGAAGAGGCTCAGCGGCTGTATAACAAGCCGGAGGCTCTACAGTCCTACCTGTCGGCCAACGCTACCAAGATCGCGGAAAGGATCGCGCAGCAGAAGGCCGCCGAGAAGGCCGCAGAGGAAATCCCGGCGCAGCAAGTCGCGGAATCACTGCACGACGTTAAAACAAGCGAACCGCACCTTGAGCAATTAGCTAAGCAGGGCAACAAGACCGCGGCGCTGATGCTCAAGGCCAAGCGCGCCGGGCTGGACCTCGCGCCTGAAGATATCGCCAAGCTGCACATTGACGGCAAACAGCACCTTGATAACCTCCTTGCCGCGCGGACCGACGAGCAGATCAATGCCGCCGACAAGGCTCTCGCCGCTAACAGGGCGACAGAAGAGGCCACCGCTAAGGCCGCGACTGAGAAGGCGCAGACCAAGGGTGTGTCAGAAGAGATGAAAAAGACCGAGGCCGAACTGGCCGCGCTCAAAGTCGCCAAAGAACGCGAAGACAAGCTCCAGCAGCCGCCGCGAGTGCAGGCGACCGGTGGGCCTATTGATGACACCCTGTCCTACGCGATTGCCAAAGGCAATCCTAAGGCGCTGGAAGAGCTTGGTCTGTTGAATCATCCGACTATTAAAGATGTAATGGAGCTGCGGAAGTTGGGCGTCAATGTCCGGCCCGAGGATGTGCGCGCCATTCAGCGCGAGCCAATGGCCGCTAAGAATGCTATCTTGCTCAGACATCTTCAAGAAGCTGCAGGCGGAACAATGGGCCACGGACCTACGGTCGATGTGCCGCCGGGAGGGTCTGGCTCGCCAACCGGTGGGCCGGAATTGCCACCGCCAACTTTGCCTGGACTTCCCGCGCCGCCAACTCAAAAAAAAACTGAAGCCCTAGCTGTCAGGCCAAGCGCCCCTGAGCAGAAAATCCCCGGCATGGGCGCCAATCTGCGCAAGAAGCCGTCCTCGACTGAGGGCGGTTTTGTCGCTATGCCTGAGCCTCTGCGGCGGCTGGGCGAGGGATTGAATAAGGCCATAACCTCCTCGGCGGACCTAATCCGCGAGGTGCGCCCGAAGATTGCCGCCGCACTGTCGGACATGCCGGTCGTCTTCACACAGCTGCACAACGAATATGCGCGCCATGTCGACACTGCTTTCAAAGGATTGAAGCGCGCGGAGATAGAGCATCTCGGCGACCTGATGCACCAAGAATATAGTACTCAGACTTCGCTGCGCTCTCTACTGCCTGACAAGCTCCTGCCAGCGTACGATAGCTTGCGCGCCATGTACCGCACCATGCAGGTGCACCAGAACCTTGAGGGGCCTTTAATCGAGGGTAGAAGAAAAGCTGAACAAAGTGATTTTTGGGTTCCTGGGAAGTTCTCCTCAGAGGCGCGCGATCTTCTGCAATCTAACTCCCCGCGAGGGCAAGAAATCAAGGATGCTTGGACTCGGGACTACACGTCGAGAAATCCCGGCGCGACGCCCGAAGAGGCTCTGGCCGCCCTTAAGCAGCGCGCCGGAATCGGCATTCGCAAGGGCGACCCTATCGCGGAATATGGGCCGCTAAGACGTTCAGAGGGTGTCCCATTGCCTAAGGAACTGCGCGCCGGGTTCGAGGAGTCTGCGCGGACTTACGTCACCCGCTGGGCGCGCGACATGGCCTTCCACCAGACCATCGAATCGCGCCCGGAGATTGCTATTCCACTCGGCCTGAAAGATTCGGGCAAAGGAGTGGACTACACCAAGGGCGAATTCCACGACCCCGAAACTGGCGAGCGGCTCACTCAGGACATGCGCCTTGACGCGCCCTTCAAGGACGTGATGAACAACTACAACAACATCGGGGCGGACCATACCGGCGGGTTCCGCGCGGCTAGCTCGCTGGCGAAGTCGGTCATCATGGGGCCGCACACCGCGCTGGCGTTTCTGGCGCAGACCCCGACCAGCATGTACCCCTTGATGAGGAATCCGGCGCGCGGGATGTCCTCGATCCTAGGCGGGCTGGCCAAGACCATCTACGATCCGGCGGGGTCCATAGCTAATGCGAAATCTGCCGGGGCCATCAAGCAATACAACCCGACCACAACCGACGTGCATAATATCTCGGGCGCGGCCTCGAAGCTCGCGCAGATGATTTTCCGGCACACCGGCACTGAAGCCATCTACGACATGCAGCGCGCGTGGGGCTACGAGACCGGGAAGCTATATGCGGATATGGCTTTGCGTACAGGAGATGAGAAGTTCCTGAACGAGATGGGGCCCGCGAATTGGCGCACGATGAACCACGATGAGGTGGTGGAAACTACTGCCGCCAAGGTCGCGCGTTTGACCGGCGCGTCGGACTTCACCGAACTGCCGGGCTGGCTCCAGCAGCACTCCGGCAATGCGGTGGCTAATGGGCCGCTGGCCTTCGGGCGCTGGGGCGTCGGTCAGTTCAACCACTTCCGGCGGTTCGTCCTGAAGCCGCTAAGTGAAGGCAATGTCATTCCGCTGTTAGCTTCGGTCGGCGTGGGCGCGGCGACCAAGACCGGCTGGGACGAACTGAACAAGGAGCTGTTCGCGGGCAAGCCCAAGGAGATGACCCCGATGGAATGGCTCGGGCTGAAGTCCGAGGACAAGGGCAAGTTCCTTTACAGCATGGTCGCGTCGATGATACCGGCCGGGATTCTGTCTGATTTGGCCGTGAAAGCGGCGCACCAGCTGGCGCTCGGGGAGGAGACCTCCGCGAGTCTGGCGACCTCATCGCCCATCATGGAGTCCTACTTCAAGACCGCGAATGGGGTGCACAACTTCATTAGCGCGCTGAAGGAAAATCCGCAGGACCTTGTTGAATTATTGAAAGTGTTCGGCAAGGACGTAATCATGAGCAACGTCCAAGTCGCGAATGACCTAGCGAAAGTAACGGGCGCGAAAGAAGATAAGCACCTGCGCGAGCAGAACATGTTCAAACAGGCAATGGGCGAGAAGTTGCATCTCGGAGATGTCATACCGGACAAGTACTCTCCGGAGGCGCGGTTTAAGGCCGCAGATACCGAGGAACGCGCCCGTGAATTAGCTAAAGAGCTGAAGGAGAAACCCTCGCTGCCTAACACCTCAACGAAGCCTACACTGAAAGAGGCCGCCGAGCAGCAGTTCATGCAGCAAATTGGCGGACCCCGGCTTGTTGAGGATATCAACAGCGCCAAGATCCGCCAGTTGCAGCTAAACAAATTGAAGGAGTCGCTGGTCAAAGGTCTGCCGCCCAAGGACCTCGAACAGAAGCAGCGGTATATTAACTTCCTTTCAACTGCACGGGCCGCTCAGTAAGCAGGCGAATAAAGGCCCGCGCCGAGTCGGGCCGCTCAAGCCGGAGACCTACGATGCGCACGCGTTGTAGGTCTTCGTCGTCTGATATAGTGAGGTCCGAAGTGAAGTAAAAATTCGGAAGGTTTATGTAACAATCTACACAGACTTCACTGGAGTTACTGGCGCCCTGCATATTGAACAGGGCGTCGCACAGTTCGAGGAGGGTCATAGTAGGTTAGTTAGTTATCCTCAATTCGGAGTTCATCCAGTTTGGCGGGCTGCTTGAACGTGGGGTAGTTCGAGCGGCCCTGAATAATGGCGGCCACGTGGCCCTCTTCGTTCTTATAACTTGCGAGCGAATTGACCGCGGCCATAAGGGCTGTGCCGTCGTTCGCGACGATTTGGATCATTACTTCTCCGGCGGCGATGGTGGACTCGTGCAGGAGTCCTTCAGATAGTTCTTGGGCGCTGGGCATATGGTTAATTAGTTCGGGGTTTATGCTCTCCCTTGATGCGTTTGATTTCGTCCTGTATATACCACACAGCCTTCTCAAGGTCTTGCGTGTCGGTGTCTGCGTCCTTCAGTCCGGCGCGCCAAAGATACTTGATGGCGTTGCCGACGTTGTAGTTTCTATGGCGCGTGACCTCGATGCACTCGACGCCCGACGGGTCGGAGGTATAGTGTTTCGGATGGTTGACCGGGTCGTGGTCCTTTTGCAGGGGCTTGGTGCTATTTTTAATCATTTCTTTATAGGCATCTTGGATCGGCGCGGAGAAGGCGCTTTGGATGTTCTCGTCTAGTTCGGCCTTGCTGAGTCCTGTCTGCTGTTTGCAGCGACAATCTTCGCAGGTAATTTCTGCGTTGCGATCCAGCCCGGCCGGAAACAGTCCTACTTTCCGCCATTTGCACACTTTGCAAACGTAGCTATATTCGATCTGCTTTTCGTGATTTTGGTTCATATTTTTTTCCTTTTCTTCGCACTCCGGGCAAAGATGCTCACCTGCTAGTTCCTCCATTATAAGAGTGTAGAATCTGAATATTTTATTACACTTGTCGCACTCTGTGTCTTTATGATATATTGGCATAGAGCTTAGACTTTCAAGTATTGTTCTAACTGCGCGGGGCTATAGGTGGGCGGCTTGATAACCTTACCGGCCTTGTTCCTACAGACCCAAAGTTGCTTTAGTGAATCGACGAGGAAGAAATCCTTGTCGGCGTCCCGAACGAGTGGTTGGATTTGCTCGGTGGTCCAGAGCTTCGACATGTTCGAGCGGTGTACCTCGTCGAAGGCCGCGAAGAAGTTCGAGCACTGCTGGCCGAGCAGCTCAATGGCCGGATAGGATTTCGACAGGCCGCGCGTCAGGCCCTGCTGGCAAAGAGGGTGTTTCAGCAGCTCTGAGGTCAGGTCGCCGATGGCGTTGGCCAAAGGGATGTTCGTTATGACCCCAGCCTGTAACGAGAGAACATCGGCGGTGCCGGCGACCACGTACATAAGGTCGCACAGGGCGTCCAATCGATCAATCGGACTAGTGGCGTTCAAATATTCGGAGAACTCTTCCTGAATCAGGGCGTGCCGTAGCTGCGCCATCTGCGGAGTGGCCATGTGGAAGCCGCCCGAGCGCACGACAAAGAAGCGCTGGTGGAACTCACGGACTTTGGGGAGGTAGTGGTTCATTTTGCTTGGTGGGGTATGATGCTAATTGTTTGCTCTCCGCGCGCCGCCAAATCCCAGACCATCCACGCGCAGGTTACGCTGTCAGTCTTGCCGTCGCCTGTGAATGAGATTCTAGGCAGGATGATAAGATGGTTTGGCGGGCGCTCGGCCAGTAAATCTTCGCGCTGATAAGTGGGCTCAAGAAAAGATAAACGCAGTAGCAGAGCCACGAACCTTCGGCGCGCCTTAAAGATTGTCTGTAGAATTTCGAACGCCAGACTGAACGGCGGGTTGGTAATCACGGCGTCAAAGTCATTATACAAATGAACATGGCGCGCGTCGTGTCCGGTAGTTATGTCGAAGCCTGCCGCAGTATGGCCGCGCTTTTTGAGCACATTTAAGATGTGCCCTTGGCCGCAGCAAGGCTCGATGATTGGGTCGGGTATAGTTGAGCCGAAGCGGTCAAGCAGTGCGTGGGTCGCCCATGCAGGGGTAGGATAAAACTCTCGTGGGTTTTGGGGGTTCATTTTGCTGTGGTTGGTTGTTTCTTGCGAAGGTGCGGAACGCCCGCCGGAGTGATGCGCTCGATGTCATTGTTAATCGCGAGCAGCTCGCGGACGATAGTGTAGAACTCTTCCATGTTGATGTCGGCTTGGTAGCGCGTGAACAGCTCGACCTCGGAGATGCCTTGGACGCGGGTTTCTTTTGTAATGTCGCGCGTTAAGAGGCGGGAATAGAAACTCATTTCATTCCTTCCGGAGAAGTTCAGGCCTCGCGCCATGGCGGCCTCGTTCCTGTCGAGCAGCTCAAGGGCGGACTGGAACGCATGCAATGGAATTTCCAGCGAGTCAGATTCGGAGAAGTGCATGGCGGCCGCCAGCTTCAGAAGAGCTACACGTTTGCGGCCGTAATACGTGCGCATCTTGGCGCTCGCGGCTTTTTCGGCGGGCACGTTCTTGGTGATGTACCAGTCCTCAAGGAAGTCGTGGACTTCCTTCGAATAAGTTAGCTGGCCATAGAGTTTAGTCAATGCGAGTACCCGCTGCTCGACCTGAGCGCACGCGGCTTCTTGCGCGGCATCGAGGCCCATCTGGTGAAACCGCTCGAACCGCCGCTCATGGGCGAAAACGAAAATGCACCGCGACGTGAAGCCGTCGTCGAAGATGCCGAGCCGGGTGGCCTCGCGCAAGAAGCCCTCTTGGGCGCACGCCAGAAAGTTGAGGCACATATTCCTTATGAGGTCCTGCGGCCCGTGCTTGGGCTTGTAGTCATAGTCGCCGCAGTCATAGGCTTCGAGCAAGAACTTAATAATTTGGGATTGGTTCTGCTTGAACAGCGAAGCGAGTTCCTCAAGGGCGAACGCTAGGCTCGCGTGGATATAGGGCTTCTCGCCCTTGATGCGGTACGACCTAGTGGCGCCGGTCATGTCTTTCAATAGGCCTTCGAAGGTCGTGGTGTTGGCGCCGCCGGGGATTAGGCGCGGAAGTTCGAGGCGGTTGCCCGCGACGGTTACGGCCGCGCCCTCCGCCCATGGGTGCTTCTTAAGAATGCCATTGACCTTCGACAGGACGAGGCCCTTGCCGATGGCGGGCTCGCCCACGAGAATGATGTAGGTGTTCGGGAACAGCGCGCCCTTGTCGCGGTTGTTGTACCACACGCGCCGCTGCAATGCCGCAGTTATCATGGACACATAGCCGAAGTCAAGGTATATCTGCGGGCAGGTCAGGTCGCGGGTGTAAAGTTCCCAAGCTTCGCGGTTGGTCATTATGTTAGATTTCCTTCATCCCGAGAGGGTTGTGCTCTTCGTGCCATTTGCCCCAGTTGCGCCCTACCGATACTTCAGTGCCCATACGATATTGAACGCCGCGACTGCTGACAAGGTCGCGCCCAATATGACTGCGCAGGGCGTCGGCCGCCATCTCAATATGCTCGCGAGTATCAGGGCACTGCAAAAGTATAGAATCGTGCTTGTTATTAAGGAGGTCCCACGGCAGGCGCTCGCGCTCGATCTTTCGTTGCAGCTCGGAGAAGGCGACGTTGGTGATGGTGCCGACTGTGGACTGGGGGACGGCGGCGTAGAACTTTCGTTTGGTGTCATGGCGGTATCTTTCGGTGATGTAGATAGGGTGGCCGAACAAGTTGCGCACTGGGGTGCGCGCCAGCATCTTAGCTTGGAGTTCGTTCTGCCATTCGAGAATCTCTGGGAAAGTCGAGCTGTAAGCGCCTTGTATTTTCTTGACTTGGTCGAGGGTCAGGACGAGCTGCCCGGCGGTTTCTTCGATGACCGAGGTCAGAAAGGTGTTCGGGCCGACATCGTAGTTTCCGGAGTGGATGGACTTCTTGCCTAGGAAGTAACGCGTAGAATATTTACCTTTGAGAGACTTCTTGATAGCGGGCCATTCGGGGAGTTTCTTAATCTCGTCGACCGGGACGCGGGAGAAGTAATCCTTACTATGCGCCGCGAAGAACTCTCGGTGGAACTCATCGTTGAATATGACGACCGCCATGTACTCGTGCGGCTTGACGCCCGACTGTATGAGCTTGAGGAACTTTGCTGGAGGCGCTTCATAGGCGACAATGACCGCCTCGGCCCCGGCTTGGTCGGCGGAGACGAAGATCTTACCCTCGTCCGGCACGACGGAGCGCATCATCGCCTCGGATGGATTCTGGGCGTTGCCGCCGTAGATGCCCAATAAGGCGGCGGACGCCAGCCGGAAGAACACGGTGCCCGTGACCTTCCAGCCGGTCGTTAATCTACCGCGAGGGGCGGGCGGCAGGATTGCGGTTCGTTTGATCATAGGCTTTTACTTGATCTTCTGTTATGCCGAGAATCCTGATGAGCTTGTCCGCGTAGAAGTCATACTCTTCCTTGGTGTTCCAGCCCATCATGTGCAGCTTGACCGGCTCATTGAAGCGCGACCTGATTATCATCGCGCCCTTAAAGGTGGTGAAGGTCATAAAGGATTCGGGCTCGCCGCTAAATTGAAACAGACCAATGGGCGGATTGTCTGAGCCGTCCCATTGGTAGATTTCGATGTAGCGCAGCTTCTTAAATACTGACACAGCAGTTATGTTATCAATATTCATATGGCTTATTCATAATTTCGAACAGCTACGAAACGGGGCTTCAGCGGCACCCCGGTTTTCGAGAGCCGCTCGTAGTTGATGGTAATGGTCGCGCCTAGGTACTTCGCGCGGTTGTAGAAGAATTCATCTCTCATAGAGTTGTCCATGCCGGAGCAGGTGAACTCAGTGCCGTCCGGTAAAGAGCATTTCAGGGACCCGAGCGTAGCTGAAAATTTCCCCCCTGACTCGCCGCGCAGAAAGCCTGTGATAGTTGCCTCGCAGGACCGGACTTTCTTGAGGCGCATACAAGCGGCCGACCGGCCGGGGGTGTAGGGCGCATGGGCGTCGCGGATGATGATGCCCTCCTCTCCGGCGGCCACAAGCATCTCGAAGTATTCCTTTACGTCGTCTTCGATATCGCCCGAATAATACTCAGGGACGAAAGTCAGGCGCTTGAGGTAATTGCCGGGCGCGATCTCGTCGAATAGAAAGACTCGAAGTTCTTCGATGTCTTTGTGGCGCGAGGTGCGCGTGACCGCCGCAAGTTCCTGCACGCGCTGGACGCCGCCCTTGGGCGACCAGAGTTCGCAGCAGCGCGGGTTCTTGCCGCGCAGGGCTTCGGCTTGCGGGATGATGTTCATGCCCCAGACTTTGCCTTGACGCGTCTGGAGAGTGCCGTCAGGGTGGATGATGCAGAAGATGCCGTCTTTCTTGCGCTGGACTAGAAACCGCTCAGGTAAAAGGTTTGGGTTATAGTCCATCGGGTGCATCAACTGGTCGCGGGGAATTAGGGTGGCCATAGTTAAAGAGTCTTATCTATGAATTGAATGGATGGGCGTTTGTGGAATATATAAATCATGTCGCCAATCTGGACTGTCTCAAAGAAGTTGGCGTACTTTGCATTAGCCTTGGCTAGCTTGTCCTGAATGCGCATCAGCAGGCGGTGCTGGCGTAGCCTCTGGCGGCGGCTAGGGTTGGCGCGCTGGTAGGTTTGACTCATATCTGCTTTTGTTTATTGCCTGTGTCCAAATACCGGAGTATATCTTGTGTTCGATCATTCCAGTTTTAAACTCTAATTGGGCGCGCTTATACATTAGCATATCCGCTTCTGTCCAACGCTTAATTGGGTCGCGTTCTAGTTCGGTGGGCTTTATGTCTTCAGCCATTTTGGTGTGTATAGAGTAGGGGTTAGGTTGGAAAGTTCTTTGGCGGCCGCTCGGTAGCGGATGATAAAGGGAATCAGCGGGTTGCCATATTTCACAAGGAGCTTATACAGACTCTTGGAGTCGCACATAGGCTGCTTGGTCTCGGCGGAAAAGGCGGGCGGCTGGTAGTTCAGGGTGTTGTAGAAGAACTGCTGGCACTGGGCGGTCGAGCCGGGGTTAAAGTCGGGCGAGCCGATCAGGGCGCGGCACAGGCGGAGAGCTTGGGCCTTCTCGCGTTCGAGATTCTTGACTTCTAGAGCTTGCTGCTTGAGGTCCACCCGCAAGCCGAATAGGGAGTTTACGAGATAAGGCTCGATCGAGTCGTTGACCTGATTGATCGAGAGCAAGTAGCTGTTGTCGGTCATCATCGCATAGTGCCACTGGGCGGCCTTGATCTCTTTCAGCACTGCTACGTCCTTGCCGTTGTAGGCCCAGAGCTGCGCCTCCTGCTCGGGGTTGTGCGGAAAGATCATCTCGCCCTTATGGTAGGGCCGGTTGGTCCACATCATTACGGCGTGCGCGAGAGACTTTTCGAGCTGCGGAAAGAGCCGGTGCTGGGCCGCCATCGTATCGTATATCCGGTGGCCGAACAGCCAGCGGTAGTACATGCCGAGGAAGACAAGGTCATAGCTGGAGTTATGGGCGATCAAGACGCCGGTGGACATGGCGCGCAGAAAGGCGCGGTAGAGCTGGGCTGTGTCTTGAGGAGAGTAGGCCAGTTTGTTGTTGTACCTATAGAACGGCACGACATAGACCGGCCCATCGTTGACGCTGAAGCCAATGCAGTCGAGAGTGTCGGCGCGCGATTCGATGTCGAAGTAGAACTCGTCATTGCGGGTGACCTTGTTCAATACGGAGATGACCGAGGTCGCCGGAGGGTAGGTAATGATGCGCGGCAAAGGAGGCGATGGCTTGAGGGTGCGGGCCTTCCGGCAGATCCACTCGGTCCAGAACTTCCAGTTGGCGCGCTTGGTCACCTCGCGGTCTTTGTTGTCTTGGGCGGAGGGTTTGTCGTCATCATTGGATAATCCCTCGTAGTCCTTCACGTCCATCGCGTCCTGCGGCGGCCAGATGTGCGTCTGGTTGCCCGCGAAGAAGTAGCCATGGGGCAGAGAGGGCTTGAGACTGGCGATAAAGACGGCCTTGTATTTATGCGGAACAGGGCACGGGCGCAGAGAGACAGTTAATTCATTCCGAGGAATGCAGGACTCGTCAAACCACGTCCCGGCCGAGCCGGTCAGCAGCTCGCCCGGAGTGTCGCGGTCGAAGCGCGAGGGTTTATCTAGTTGGAGGTAATACATAATACATAAAAATCTACCCCACCCGGTCGGATGGGGCAGTGCTTTTAGGTACTAATTCGGATTTAGTCGAGCGACTCGGTCGACTCCGGAACCGACATATTTTCAGAGTCGCCGAAGGTCGCGAGGCCCTTGACGTTGTTCAGCTCGGCCTTGATTTCGTGGCCCGCCGGGATGGGGTTGCCCTTGACATCGAGCACCTGCTTGTAGCTGCCGTCGGGCTGCTTGACCTCCTTGAACCGCTCCTTGGTGGTCAGATAGATGTCGAACGCGATGCCTTTGAGGAGGGGGACATACTCGTCGGTGTCGCCGCGCTCGACGATTTCAGGGTCGAGGCCGACCGTGAGCAGGAACACGTTCCAGCGCGCCAGACCCCAGTCCTGACCGGCGACCAGCAGGCCGCGCATGGTGAACTCAATTCCGGCCGGGCGGATGAAGTCCTCGGTGCTGCCGGGGACGGGCATAATGTCGGGCCCGATGATCTCGCAGTTTAGGGTGACCATGGGCGTGCCCTTGGCTTTCGAGAAGGCGAACTCGGCCTTGGTGATGCGCGCGGAATAAGTTCCGGCGGGCAGGAGGGTTGCGGAGGCTTGATTTTTGTCAGTTGCGAATACAGGCATTTTATAGAGGAGTTAGGAGTTGCGTTAGTTAGTTACGATAGGTGCGGTAG